CTACGTTGCCCACCAACAAGGTATTTTGGAAAGCAAAGTTGGTCCCATCAGACCACACCGTCATGGTCTTGCCTGCGGCGATTGCCACCCCAGTACCCGCAGCAGTCGTGTTGCCGAGCACCGTCGAGTTGTAGAGCGTGGCCGTGTAAGCGCTGGCGTTGTAGATGACGTAGGTTTTCTCTGCGGGTGGGGCGTAAACGGCAAAGTTTGCACCAGTCGAGGTAGTCAGCGCAATCGTCATGTTCCGCGCTTCGTCCGCAGCACCGTTGTTGGCAGTAAAAGCTTGGTTTGCGGAAGCTACGGCAACAGAGGTGTACCCTGTAATACCCGCCTCCATCAGCGTGCCGAGGTTGGTGTTGGTCGTGTTACCCCACGTACCGGCTTGATCGCCCGTCGTGATCAGTTCGATCCGCAGGCTGGAGGAATAGGTGCTCATTGCTGTTCCTTATTGGGAATTATTGATATTTTGCCAGCCGGGGGTCTGGCTGTCATCTATGCCCGTCCAGCCCGGCGTCTGTGTATCGGTGATGTTGACCCAGTTGGGGTTCTGGGTGCTGATGATTTTGATCCAGCCACCTACACCAAAGAATTCCGCTAAGAACACATTTTCCGCTACAGCCACATTAAATGCAGCAGTGACGGTGGGGATGTCGTTGGGATTTAAATTCTCTGCAATGCTGGCAAGGAAAACCGCTGTAATCGTCCGAGCGTCTGCCGCAGAGAAGTTTTCAACGATGCTGTCCGTGAAAACGCTGATGATGGTTGACAGATCAGCAAGGGAGGTGTTCTCAGCAACAGCAGCGGCAAACTGCGCGGCGATGGCATTAATGTCACCAAGGGTTGTGTTCTCAGTGATGGACTGGGCAAACTGAGCGGTGATAGCCGGGGTGTCGTTTAAATTGCTGTTCTCAGCAATGGACTGCCCGAAGTTTGACTGCTGGGTGCTGGCGTCTGCCACCTCAATGATGGCCTCTGTGCGGGACTGGAGCGCGGCAAAGAACGGCACCAAGATGTCCGCCATGTCCACGTTCTCAGACCGAGATGCGGCAAACTGAGCGGTGATGGCCTCGACGGATGCGAGGTTGGAGTTCTCGCTGATGGGTTGCAGGAAGGCTGACTGCTGCGTGCTGGCGTCGTTGGAGTTCAGGTTCTCGTTGATGGTGCCAAAGAACAGCCCCGCTCCGGTGATCTCAATCTCGCTCTCGGTAATGGCCTCGCTGATGGACTGAAGGAACGCGGACAACTGAGTACTAGCGTCGGCAGCAGACACGGCCTCCGTCACGGATTCGGAAAAGCTTGCCCCTGCCAGTGAGGCAAATGAGGTCTGGGCGAAGCTTGCAATTCCGAACACGGGTTATTCCTGACCAACTGAAACAACTTCCGGTGGGATAAACTCATCACGCTCAGCATCATATGTGTAGCCTACACCAGCGTAAATTTTGCGGAACGTGCCGCTGTACGAGGTTTGCTTCCAATTTGTGTCCGGAAACAACGTCTGGCAAAACGCGATGCCCTTTGCTTCGGACTCAACGCCATTATCAAGTAGCTCGTTGTTATGCACAACGATGACTTGCAGCACTACGTTGTTTTGATCAAGTTGAGCAAAGTGCGCCATGATATTTTAGAACGTAATTGAGCCGGAGCCGTTAAAAACGTAAATGCGATACCCGCCTGTAGTAGTCGCAGTGGGAGACCCTGTTGTAGATGTTGCAGCGGCAAAGGTGTCCGCATAACGGATGATGACAACGCCCGAACCTCCAGAATTTAGGGCGCTACTCCCGGCACCGAAACCAGAGTTTGCCGCTCCTGCTCCAGAAGGGGACCCAAAAGTTGCTCCCGATGTTTTGCCCCCACCACCACCAGCCCTTGTTACAGATGCGCCACTGATTGGTGAAGATAAGCCAGCACCTCCAGCACCGGGAGTTGCGCCGCCTGCTGCACCCGCACCGCCTGCACCACCGCCACCACCGCCACCCTCTATACCTTCGGTAGCGTTTTGTGCACCACCGTTAAAACCTTGACCTGCGGTTCCAGCACCGCCCGCTACGCTTGTGCCGTTATCCCCCCGCGCACCACCCCCACTGCCGCCGGAATATACGTTTACACCGCTAGTGCCGTCACCACCACGCCCTCCGCCAATAGATGTAATTGTGGCAAATACACTGTTACCTCCATTTGCGCCTGTTGCACCCCCGGCACCAACTGTTACGGTGTATGCTGTTCCAGCAGTAACACTAAAAACAGCTTCGGCTGATGAATTTCCGCCAGATAATTGCCCCGGAACTGAGCTTCTGTAGCCGCCCGCACCACCGCCACCGCGACTGCCGCCGCTATTTGATGCTGCACCTCCCCCGGCAATAACTAAGTATTCAACAGTGGAAGGAGCTAAAAGACCACCAGATGCGCCAGCCAATATATTATGTATACCGGCCATTACGTCAGACCCCCGCCTGAGATGACGGCTTCGGTTGTGGAGATAAACACGACTGTAACAAGACCACGCTGAGCCAGCGTCCGGTTACCTGTGTTGGCGGTACCCACTTGGCGCAGCGTTAGACTGCCACCCTGCGTAATAGTAAGGTTACCTGAGCTATTGTTGTAGATAGTCACAACGTCGTTAGCTGCAAAAACGTTGGCTGGGACGGTGACGCCTCCGTTCACAGAAACCAGCGTGCCCCGGTCACCGATAACCAGCGTGCCACCGCCGCTGGAAGTGGTCTGGGATAACAAGCTACGTAGCTGATCAACAAACGCAGTGGTGGCTACAGTGGTGTTGCTGGTCTTGGCGGCTTGAGTTGTTGCAGTAACAGTACTATTTAAAGTACCAGAAATAACCCCAGTAACCGTCATGCCAGCGCTATTGACCGTCACCACATCCGCAGTCGTGGCACCAGAGTTACCAACGCCAAGGCGAACCGTGCCGTCCGGGGTGGCAGGCTGGTACAGCGTGAAGTTTTCCGCCGCCACATTAGATGTGCCTACCTGCACGTTGTTGGTTTTTAAGGTGGACATTAATATTTTCCTTCAGCAAAGACGTTCACGAACACCGTGCCGTCTTCCAGCGCTTCGATCTCATGCCACTCAACGGCTAGCAGGTTCACCGGCTGCGTGTCCTTTGTCATCAACAACTCCCGGCCTTCCTTGCGAACGATGCAGCTACCGGCGTGACACATGGTCAGATGTGCGTAGGAATGGGCATGGCGCGGCAACCCCTCACCCTTGTTGGCGTGAAACACGTTCAACGTAGCTCCGTCATAAGTGACGGTAAAGCGAGGGGGCGAGGTGATCACAACGTCTGCGCTCCTTGTGTGATGGGCTGCGGGGGGTAGGGGAGTCCAGTTACGGGATCAACGCCAGCAGCAAGTTGCGTGATGCTACCTTCAATGTTGCCGTCAATAATCTGTTGATATACCCAACGCCCTGTCATTGCATAGTCGTCCGAACGAGCGCAATAGATACAAAGCTCAAACGGAAAACCCTCATCAGGAGAGATTTCTACATCAGCAAAATAAACGCCCTCTTCATCCCCTGCTTTACGGACATTGCGTATAGCGCCAAAGGTAATATTTCCAATTTTTGTCATTGTTATTTTCCTTTAGGCAACACGTTGTACTAAATAATAAAAGTTAACTGGGCAGCTATATTCAACACCACATAACCCCCTTGAACGCCATGTTCCCGCCACTGCCGAAGTACCACCGGGGGTAAATGCATTTGCACCACTACTTACCCTACAAGTAAGTGATGTAGCAATTGCTGAATTAGTGTTATTACGAATTATGACATAACTGCCCAAAGGGAAACTTGTATTGTCTGAAGTTGATCCCGTATAATAATCAAGCGCAATTGTTCCGCTAGAGGTAATCGTGCCTCCAGTAAGCCCGTTACCTGCGGTGATGGATGTAACTCCCCCAGAAACTGTTGCCCAACTACTATCGCCTCGTAAATATGTAGAAGCGCTAGGGGTTCCTGTTGCTGCAAGACGCGCAACGGCTACGGTGCCAGATGCAAGGTTGGATGCGTTGAGGTTGGTCAGGTTGGAGCCGTTCCCGGATGAGGGAGTACCCAAAGCCCCACCACCCAACACCACTGTCCCGGTCTCATCCGGCAGCGTCACCGTCAGGTTACTCGCCGTGCTTGGCTCTTGCAAAGTGACGCTGCCGCCGCCGGAGGAGTTTAGTTTCAGGCTCATGGCTTACTCGTACAAGATGTTAATGGTGCCAGCGTCAAATGTGTTTACACCGCCTGCCGTGGTATTTCGGATTTGAGTCAGCGTTCCGGGTAAGGCAATTGTCCCCGACCCTGTAACTATGTAGTCCGTGTTTGAAATACTGAGGCTGATTGTCCCGACCCAAGTATTTGAGCCAATTGAGGTTAAAACTACCGTCCCATGTCGTACAGCAGCGGCGGCTGCGCCACCACCCAAGCGAAGCAAAAAGCCAGAACTCATCAAACTGGTACCCGTTGCCCCACCCGCAATAGTTGCAGTAGCACCGAGATACCCTGTAGACACAAACCCTGCGCTGGTGCCCAACTGAACAATTACATCACTCGTTCCGTTTGTTGAAACCCCGTTGAACATCACGGTGACACGCTTGACCCAGTCGGGGATGCTGGTGAAGTCGATGACCGTGCCAGAGGTAGATGCCTGAGAAGTGCCGGAGACTAGGGGGTACAAGCTAACAGCAACCCCGCCGGTTTGAACCGCAGGAGTGGTAATCCCAGAGGTTCCGTCCATCGTAATAGCCATATTTAGTCCTTTAGGTCACAGTCCAGACGGAACCGGAGGACACCGTTACCGTGATACCAGATGAAATTGTTACGGGGCCAGCGCTCAGACCATTGTTTCCTGTAGCAATTGTGTAGTTGGTATCAATCGTGGCGGAGTTTACAAAGATGCCGTTGCTGGCCGTTACCGCGCTGGACTGCAAATCTCCCGTGCTGGGCTTGTAGAGCAGCTTGGCGTTGCTGGTGTAAATCGTACTGGGCGTGCCAGAAGTTGCCGCAGCGAACAGCGGGTAGACGTTAGTGGCTGTGCTGGTGTCGTTGGAAATCGATGCGCCGCCTGACGAAGCCCACGAAGTATCCGTGCCATCCGTCGTCAGGTACTTACCTGCGTTGCCCCCTTGGCTGGGTGCAAGTGCATTAAATGCAGCATTCGCAGTCGTTTGACCCGTACCACCCGCCACAATCGGCAAGGTTCCCGCAGTCAGGGTTGTTGCCCCGGTGGAATACAGAGCGTTGTTCGCGCCCGTGAAAGTGGTCAGACCCGTGCCGCCGTAGGCTGGCTGAATGGTGCCGCCGTTCCACGTACCGCCGGTGACGATGGTTGAGTTGAGATACAGAGCGTCCGTACCCCAAGTCACGTTCTCAGGCAGGAACGCATGAACGTCCCAAGTACCCGCAACCGTGCCGTTAGCCAGTAACACCAACTCAGCCGCACCGCCCGAAGTAATTGTCCCAACAAGCCCCGAGGCGTAGTCCCGCAAAGTCAGGGTGCCTGTAGCATTGTTGTTGAATACAAACGCCACCCCGGTAGTCAAGGTGGTTGCATCCGGCATCGTATAGGTATGCCCGCCAGTGCCGTTGAGGGTTTGGGAGTACGTCGAAGCCGCTGTCAGCGCAGTGGTGCCTGCCGAAGCCGTCGTGGAAGTGTTTGCCTGATTTAAACGGTTAACCGCGACGTTCTCGTTGGCATCGCGCAGCATCACCGAGTTGGCACCAGACGATGCCGTGACCCCAGTACCGCCATACGCCACACCAATGGTCGAACCCTGCCACGTACCAGAAGCCACAGTTCCCAGCGCAGAGACGTTGCCGCTGCCATCCAGATTGACTGACTTGCCCGATGGGTAGGTGACAAAGACGTTGACTGTGCCGGAGAAAGTGACAGCGCTGCCAGAGTTGCTGGATGCGTAGATCGTCGTTCTAGTCAGCGTAGGGCCGCTCGTGGAGTACGTGCCAAGGCCCACCTCCCAGTTACCCGCCGTGTCTGTGGAGGAATAATAGGTGGTGTTGGTGTCACCAATGACAGCAAACGTCTGAAAGCCCGTAACCGCGCCGGTCAGCGTAAAGCTTACAGTCGTATTCGCCGTGGCCGATTCTTGGACACGGTTTGCGAGGACCAGAGCCATTAAACAACCTCCAGCGGTTCTTTGTGCCACGTATGACGCTTGTGCGTCTTGCGCTTACCCGCTATACACATATACACGGCAGTATGCGTAAATCCAGCGGCATGTAGAGCCTTTGCCCCAACAAACACTTGCATTTCACCGGTCTCCACATTAGTGCCAACTATCCGATACCGAAGACAGTTGAGATTGCCGGTTTTTAACTGGCTGATTTTTTCACGATGCGCCGCTGTAAAAGACTTACCCTTGCTCCAAGAAGTTTTGCCAAGCATCGCATTCCGCAACTTCTCTTTGGTTTCTTTTGCCAAAGGCTTGCCCTTGTTGTGCGCGGGGGTACCCGAGCGTGCCGCGCTAATTTTTTCTTTAGCACTGGCGGAACATGGGATACCTTTATTCCACGGCGTTCGTCCTGCTTGACCTTCGCCGCCATCAGTTAGGTTGCACAGCCGCATCCTCATGGAACGAAAGCAGGAGATTAAAAACTTCTCATGCTCAAAGGCTTCGCTTTCAGTTCCCCATCCAGCCAGTAGCTCCACAGTAGGAGCCCCATGCTTTTCAACAACGCGGTTCCAAAACACATTCCTGTTAAAGAAGTTGTACGCACGGTCCGCCCTGCGGCCCTTACCGATATAAAACAACTCCCCCTTCGGGGTGTAATGGGCGTAGGTGTAAAACACATGACTCCTAGAGGGCTCAACTCGTAGCCGTGGTCGAGTAGGTAACGCTAACCGTGTCGCCTGCCGTGGTAACTTTGGCTGTGGAGAACGCCCCTGCGCTATACAGCGTGCCCGAGGTGTTGCTTTGCGTAGAAGATGCGCCAGAGCCGGTTACCAAGAAGCAGCCACCCACCGTACCGCCCGCGCCTGTTATGGTGTAGGTGATAGCCGTGGCAGTCTTGGTCGTCACGTTGGTCGGCGTAGTTCCCGTGGAGGTTGCGGAACTAAACGATGCCGTGCCCCGCACAGCAGAACCACCCACCGTGTAGTTGACGAACTCAGTCCAGCCACCGTGAGAAGTCATGGTGTCCGCAGCGGCAAACGTCGGGCTTGCGCCAGAGATCAGGCCAAGGAACGGACCCACAGTCGTATAAGCGCTACCAGACAGCAGGGTGTCCAGCATCAGCTCTTTACCAACGGCGTTGACCAAGTTGGGGAACTCATCTTGCCACTTGATGCTGCCATCAGCAGCGCGGCAGACCACATGATAGTAGCCTTCAACACCGACAGACTCAGCCCCAACCACATTGGACTGCATGGTCACCTGTGCGTGGTCGCCGAAATTTGAAAGTTCTTTTTGCATGATTGATCCTTAAACAAGGCGGATAAGAGCAGAGGTGCTGGTATTAGCGGGCATCTGCACAGTGAAAGAAGTGGTTGAAGTCTTGTCCGAACCAAAGTCCAGTACACATACAGCGCCATTATCCCCCGGCGTGTAGATTAAAGCACCACGCGCCGTTAGCACACCAGTCCACGCGGGAGACGAGAAGTTGACGTACGTGATGCTACCCCCCGAGGTAGCTTCGCTAGAGATTGTTGCGGTAACAACAGAACCACCTGCAACATAGTTGCCGCCTGATGCCTCACCAGTCACGGTGTACGCGGTGGTGGTTTGATCCAGCGTTGCAGAGTTGGTGTACAGCGCCAGATAGAACGTGTCCGAGGCAAAGTTGATCGTGCCGTTAACAAGGCCCGAACGCAACGTGTTGCAGGAGTAGTTGCCGGTGAAAGCCAATTAGACCACCCCGGTATTCTGCGGCAGCGGCGCAACGCGCGACTGTCCACTGCGGTACGCATCGCTGCGCTCCAACCCATCACCCAGACGTTTAGCCAGAGCCAGAGCTTCTTTGTATCTGCCGTCGTACAGGGCCAGCATGTCTGCTTCGCCCTTCATAAAGGTATAAGCCTCTACCAACGAACCGTACAGCAAGACAGTATCGAAGTTGTCGCCCAACCAAGTCTGGCCGTCCGCCGCTACCGAGATCGACTCCGGGTAATAGTAGTAATGCAACTCAACGCTATAGGCTGCATCCGGCGTGGGGCCAAGAATAAACGACAGCTCATCGGAAATGGTTGCACCTGCTACCGTCGGGCCAAACAGGGCGTAGTAACGAGGAAGACCCGTGCTTGTCGGCGTTGGGTATGCCTGCCGGATGAAGTTCACATCCTTGTTCAGCAAGTACTCAAAGCGCCCGTCTGCGTCAATGACTGCCATAG